CTGGAGGTGGTGCTACAATAAACCCTTATGAAGAAATTGGTCCTACTATTCAAACATATGGATATGGTTGGGGTACAAGTACTTGGAGTAGATTAACTTGGGGCTCAGGTTCTACCACTTCTTCTGTTGTGTTAGATCCAGGTACCTGGTCTTTAGATAATTTTGGTGCACAATTAATTGCAACTGTTAAAGATGGTAAAACATTTGTTTGGAATCCTGCTGTGTCTAATCCACTTGATCAAAGAGCAGCTATAATGGTAAATGCTCCAACAGCTTCAAGATTAACTATAACCTCAGACAGAGATAGACACGTTGTTCATTTTGGGACTGAGACAACTATTGGTAATACAGCAACACAAGACCCTATGTTTATAAGATTTAGTGATCAAGAAAATTACAGTATCTATCAACCTACTTCAATTAACACAGCCGGAACTTTTAGACTGGATACTGGAAACAAAATTGTAGCGGCAGTTTCAGGTAAGGATTATAATTTAATTTTAACCGATCAAGCTGCTTATCAAATGCAATTCGTAGGTCCTCCTTTTACTTTTTCTATAAGACAAGTGGGTTCTAACTGTGGGTGTATAGGTCAACACGCTGTTGTTTATGCAGATGGTAAAGTTTTTTGGATGGGTGCTGGTGGAGGATTTTTTGTATTTGATGGTACGGTAAAATTACTGCCATCTCTTGTTGAAGATTTTGTATTCACGACTACCGGCTCAAACGTAGGGGTTAATTATTCATCTAATGAAATTATATATGCATCTCATAATTCTTTGTTTAATGAAATAATTTGGTTCTATCCAGCAGGTACACCAGTAGGTAATCCATCCGTTCAAAACAATAGGGCTGTTGTATATAACTATGTAGAAAATAGTTGGTCAACCATGTCTTTAGCTAGAAGTTCTTATGCAGATGCTAGTACCTATGACGTACCTTATGCAACAGAATATACTTCAACAAATACACCAACAATAGCTAACTTAAGTGGTGCTACAAATACTTTTGGTTCTTCTTTATATTTTGCTCATGAGATAGGTAATAATATAGTATCCTTAAGTGGAGTTGTTTCTGCTATACCTGCATTTATTCAATCTGGAGATTTTGATTTACCTACAGGAGGAGATGGCGAATATTTATTAAGGATAAGTAGATTCTTACCTGATTTTAAAAACTTACAAGGAAATGCAGTTGTTACAATATTTGTAAAAAATTATCCTGTAGATGCTGGAGCAAGTTCTCAGCTTGGTCCTTTTACCATAAATTCTACTACAGAAAAAATAGATACTAGAGCTAGAGGAAGACTTGCTAATATTAAAATACAAAACACAGCTATTAATGAAACATGGAGATTTGGTACATTTAGAGCAGACGTAAATCCAGATGGAAGAAGATAATGGCTAAAATAAACGTTTACATACCAGAGCCACAACCTGAATATACACCTGAAAATTTTAGACAAATTAACCAAGCGTTGACAACTATTGAAAATCAATTAAATACATCTTATCAAAAAGACTTGAAAAATGAACAAGATACGTTTACATACTTTATGCAATGACAATTAGATATAAAAGCGAAGCATTTGATTTAACGAATACTAATATAACTAATATTCTTACATGCCCATCAGATGCAACTATTATTGTAAAGTCAATACAAGCAAGTCATAAAGCTGCTTCTAATGTAAACGTAGATGCATACATACAAAAATCTGGTGGCTCAAATGTAGAGATTAGTCACGTGCAATTAAATAAAAACTTTGCTAACATGGTCACCGCTAGTTTAAATATGGAAGCTAACGACATTCTTAAAATACAAGCAGCTTCTGCAAACACTATTACTGGAGTTGTTAGTTATGCTCTAATAGATAGATCACAGGAAAATGGCTAAACAAAAATTCACTCATTTTGTCCCTAGAGATAAGCCAAGAAAACGGCCTAGAAGGCATTGTAAAAATTTAAATAAAAAAAAGAAGTTGCAACATAACAAAAAATATCATAGACAAGGACGTAGACAAAAATAAGTGATATGATAAAAATACCAGCAGAAGCTAAAGAAATTATTAAACACAAAAAAACTGGTAAAGTATATGCTAGTAAAATTCATTTTGATAACGATGTTGCTGATCCCACTACTGATACTACTGTGGATGATTTTAGGCAAGACCTTGAAATAACAGTAACTAAAGTTACTATAGGATCGGAAACCAAAAAATAATGGAACCCCGAGGAGCCACTGAATTACAAATGGAGCTTCTCCATAAACATGTATCTAAAGATATATTAGATCAGGTTCAAATATGTACTTCTATTCCAGGTAAAGTTCCAATTGATCCAAACAAAGTAAATATACTTTGGCAAAAAAATTCTTACAATCAGCCAAACTTACAAGAATTTTTTAATAATAAATCAAGGCATAAGGAATATGATTGGTATGTATTTAATAGTCATTGGAACTATGAAAAATTTAGATACTTTTTTGATATCCCTTCGGATAGATCTATTGTAATTAAAAATGGTATTAACAATTTTCCAAAAAGAAAAGTTTATAAAAAAGGTAATCCAATAAAATTAATACACCAGTGTACGCCTTGGAGAGGTTTAAATGTTTTACTTCGTGCAATGCAAGAAATACAAAACCCTAATATAACCTTAGACGTATATAGCTGTAGTCAAGTCTATGGAGATGAGTTTAAAAATTCACATGAAGAATTATTTAAACCTTTATATGAACAAGCTAAAAAATTACCAAACGTAAATTATATTGGCTATAAACCAAATGAATATATTCTAAAACATATTAAAGATTATGATATGTTTGTTTATCCAAGTACATTTGAAGAAACTTTTTGTGCATCGGCTCTTGAAGCCTTAGCGGCAGGGGTGCATGTAGTTACAAATAATTTTGGCGCACTGTATGAAACCTGTGCTGAATGGCCTGTATATGTTAACTATACAGATGACTATGAATCAATGGCTATTGGTACGGCGGAAGCTATTAAAGTTGCCTCTAGTTATTTGCATAAAGACTATATCCAAAACCACTTAGACGAACAACAAAAGTTCTACAAAAGATTTTATAGCTGGGACAAAAAAGGAGAAGAGTGGACTAACTTTTTAAAAGGAGCGATCAGTGAGCGAAAGTAAAAAATTTATAAACGAAGATACATATCAAACACTACAAGATTTAAAGGTTAGACCAGAGCCTCACGATAAATCCATTTTACCTTTATGGAAAAAAGATAAAGCTCCATCTGATATAGCTCCCTACTCTATATTCTTAGCAACTCCTGTGCACAGTGAATGCTCTATTCATTATACTCAAGCTTTATTAGAATTACAAAAACTAGCTGTTGAGAGAAAAACGAAAATTACATTTCAACTAATGAAGTCTTCTTTAATTACTCAAGGTAGAAATTTATGTGTTGCAGGATTTTTAGAATCAAATTATTCCCATATGTTGTTTATTGATTCTGACATATATTTTCATGCTGAGTCTATATTTAAAATGATAGAGAAAGATAAAGAAATTATATCTATACCCTATCCTTTAAAAACTATAATGTGGGACAAGGCAATGGATCAAATTCAAGAAGGTAACATTAAAAAAATTTCTGATTTAAAGAAAGCATTTAATACATACCCTATAAAAGTAAAAGATGGCAAAGACATTAAAATAGATAAGGGTGTTATGGAAGTAACCCACAGCCCTACAGGATGTATGTTAATTAAAAGATCTGTATTTGAAAAACTTATTAAACATTACCCCGAAAAATCTATTGTACAAAAAACTGTTATAAACGGAGAATACGTAGATAAGCCTCACATGTGGAATTTTTTTGATTGTATTCATGACCCAGAAACTAAAACATATTTAGGAGAAGACTTCTCTTTCTGTAAGCTTTGGAAAGACATAGGTGGTATATGTCATGCGTATATTACAGATAATATAGTACACGTTGGTGAGCATCAGTATGAAGGACGTTTTGCTGATGAGTTGAAACTTACTGAGTAAAATGCTAGTATTATCCATAATTAATTAATTAGATTATGGATCCATTTACAATAGCACTAGCCACATTTGGTGTACAAAAACTCAGAGGTAAATCAACTAAGAAGGCCCTAGCAAGTGCAGCTCTAGTTGGTGGGGGTTCATATGCATTTGGACAAATGGCGGCTGCAGGAAGTATTCCAGGTGTTACAGCAGGGCAAGGTTTAGGTAACATTGGAACAGGTTCAGCATTCAGTGGTATCAAAGGATTACTAGGACAAAAAGCTATAGGAGAAAAGGCAGCTGTAGAAGCGTTAAAGAAAAAAGGAATTGAAAACGCAACAAAACAACAAATAGCTGCGGCTATGCAAGAAGGAAAAGGTTTTATGGGTATGGGTACAGGTGGTAAATTAATAACTGCCTCAACACTACTTCCTTTTTTAGAGGGCGAAGAGAAACCAGAGAAACCAATGTTCTCACAAGAAGATTATAAAAAAGCATACGATGAACAGCTTGGTAAATTAGATGGTGCGTTTGTGCCTGCAACTAATACACAACCTACAATGGATGAAACAATTAGATCAGATATGTTCTATGCAAATCAAGGTGGGTTAGCGACAGCCCTGCCAAAATTTAATAAAGGCGGTGTAAATTATTTACCCTCTAAATCAGATCATAATGAAAATGATTATAATAATTATGTAAGAGCTGAAGGCTATGTTGAAGACGGTGCTGGTAATGGTGATAAAGATGAAGATACTATGTTAGCTCAATTAGCTGATGGAGAATTTGTTTCACGAGCGGACGCTGTACTTGGTGCCGGTATTTTATCTGGTGGTGATCCTAAAAGTTTTAAGAGCATGAGAAAAGCAGGGGCTAGTTATTTTTATGACCAACAAAAAAAATTAAAAAGAATTTACGATTTAGTTAATGACAACAAAACTAGTACAGTTCAATAAAGAAGAGGTAGATAAAGTATGGCCTCTAGCAAAAGAATTAATACACAAAGCTTGCATAAGAGCGGGAGGATTTATTAGTGGAGAACATGTTAAAGAATATTGTAAAAAAGGTACTATGCAACTTTGGTTGGCTATTACAGAAGACAACGAAGTTTTATGCGTTGGTGTTACTGAAATTAGAAAGTACCCTAATTACAGTGTTTGTGATGCTAAAATCGTTACTGGTAAACGGTACAAAGAATGGTTTGATCAAATTGATAAAGTTGCTGAATGGGCTAAAAAACAAGGTTGTAAAAAAATGGAAATCTTTTCAAGGCCTGGTTATGTCTCTTTATTTAAACAAAAAGGTTATGTGGCAACACATGTTCAAGTAGAGAAAGAATTATGATAGATACAAATAAATTAAACATAAAACAAAAAATAGAATTATTTAAAAAACTAGGTAAAGAGATATCTAGTAAAGGTGTTAATGGGGATACAGAGTTAGCTCATATAAATAAATTTGAAAAAAAATTACTTATTCAACACGGCGGGTCCGGTACAATTAATTTACAAACAGGCCTAACACAATACTTCGGTGGCGGTGGCGGTGGTGGTGGTTCTGGGACCCAAACAAATATACAAAGAGAAGCTCCAGAAGTTGAGGCTAGAAAACTTGCTTTATATGACCAAGCTTCAAACTTAGCTCAGAATCCAGTTAATATACCGGGTATTCAAGTTGCTGGTCTTAGTCCATTAGAACAAGCTGGTATTACTCAAGCAGGACAAACAGGCGTTGGTGCAGGTACTGTTACTGGAGGTATTGGTTCAATACAAACAGGGATGCAAGATCCAAATATAGGTAAATTTTTAAATCCTTATCAATCATATGTAACAAACGAAATTGGTAGACAAGGACAAATGATGCAAAACCAAATGGGTGCTAGTGCTATTCAATCTGGTGCGTTTGGTGGCGGAAGAGAAGGAGTTCAACAAGCAGAGCTTCAAGGAAGAACACTTTCAGCAATGGGCCAAGCTCAAGCATCAGGATTTAATACAGCTCTACAAGCTTCACAGGCACAAAGACAACAACAGTTAATGGGTGGACAAATGTTAGGTCAATTAGGTGCACAGCAACAAGCTATGTCACTAGCAGATATAAATGCACAAATGCAAGCAGGTGCAGTACAGAGAGGTGTTGGTCAACAGGGCTTAGATGCACAAAGACAAACAGAATTACAAAGAGCTTATGAGCCTTACCAAAGAGTAGAGTTTATGAAAGGTATCATGACTAACTTACCTACAACACAAAGTAGTATTACACAGACCACGTCTCCCGGATCTAATTCAATAGCACAAGCAGCAGGAGCAGGTTTAGGTGCATATTCAGCCTACAATATGATGCAGCCAAGAAGAGGGTACTAATGGATAAAATATTAACTAGAAAAATGTTTAAGGCTAGATACTTTAAATCTTTAAAGCCTACTATACAACATTTTCAAAAAGGTGGTCTAGGATCATTAAGTAATCAAGAGAAAGCTATTTATGCAGCAACTTTAGCAGGGCCCTTACTTCAAGCAAAAGGTTCTGGTGTAGGTAACGCTCTAAGTGCTTTAGGAGAAGGGGTATCAAAATTACCTGCAACTATAATTGCTTTAGAAAAAAATAAAGGTAAATCAACAAGGTTTATGACACCAGAAGAATTAAAAACGGCTAAGCTATCTCCAGGAACTTCAGCACAAGTAAACTCAGAAGGTGAAATTAAAATTATATCAAAACCTACAGCAGAATCTGTAAAACAAATACAGGGTAGTAAAAGAGTAAGAACTATCTTATCTAGAATTACTGATTCATATTATGACTTAGGTAAGCCAGTAGGGTTTGGTGACCCGGGTAGGATTAGGGCATCCCTTGGTAAAGTTGCGGGCACAAAGTTTTCAAAAGACTATGGAGAATTTAAAAGTAGAATACAACAAGCAACTTCATTTACGACACAGGCCATTTCTGGTGCAGCCGTATCGGAGCAAGAAGCGGAAAGAATTACAAAATTAATTCCACAAGTAGGGGATACGGAATCTACATTTGAATCTAAATTAAGAGCATTAGATAGTTATTTTGCAGATGCTATTGCAATTGCAGAAGACAATAATGCAGACTTTACTACTGCCTTAGAGATAATGGAAGTTTCTGGAAGAGGGGCTGTTAATTATGAAATAGATTTAGCAAACGATGTAACTGTTAAACAGTATGATGGCAACAAATATGATGTTAGCGCAAATTAAGGATTTTTATGGCAGAGATAATTGTACAAGGAAACACATTTAAAATTAAAGGCACTGAGCCTACTACTAAAGAACAAGTAGCTATTGATTCTGTTCTAGCAGCTAAAGGTGCTTCTGGGGAAGATGGAGGATTAAGTTTTGATGATGAGATGAAACTTATGATTACACCTGAAGATGTTTTATCAGATGCACAAAAAGGAAAGTATAATAAAGATACAGAAAGTTTTTTAGCAAGTCCAGACTTTATGAGGATTGTTACGGAGGTAGGTTTATCTATCGCTGGTGGTATTGCTGGAGTTGCTGCAGCTCCGTTTACTGGAGGCTCCTCATTAGCGACAACAGGTTTAATGGCAGCAAGAGTAGCTAGAATAGCTAGACCTCTTTTAAATTTAAGTAAGGGTAAACAAAGATTAATTGGTGGTGTAACTGGAGCTGGATTAGGTGGTGGAGCTGGAGCAGCAATATCACAAACCTTTGATCCTAAAGAAAGTATTGTAAGAGAAGTTGCAAGAGGGACTGCTCAAGGTGCTTTTGGAGAACTATTAGGTTTTGGTATGGCTGCAGGATTATCTAAAGCATATAATAAAGTTACAGGATTTTCTTTAAAAACTATTGACGGAGCACAAGAGGTTGTAAGAGGATTGGATGCAGATAAATTATTTTATAAAGAAATAGCTAAAATAAAAAGTTCAGGCAAACTACCAACTAAACAAGTTCTTGATAAAATTTCAAATGAAACTTCAGATGTTTTTATTACACCTCAACAAAGATCTATTCTTGAAAGTATGGAGCTAAGTGATGATGCATACAAAAGTGCAAATCAAGCTAATCCAGATTTTTTTAAATTAAATAAAGGGGGCAAGTATAATTTTGAAGCTGCAAATATTATTGCAGGTAAAATTACAGAGCAGTCAGGTGTAGAATTAGCGAGTTCATTATCTGCTGCATCTATTGGTGGGGGTGCTTTTATAAGAAACTCTGAAGGTTTAAGTAGATTAATGACTATAGAATCTATAGATAATTTTACAAAAGTGTTAACCAAAGATTTGCCTAACCTGGATTATGACGTAGCTGCGGATAGTATTACTGCTTTTTTAAATTCACAAGTAAGAGGCGGTAGAGAAATATATAAAAATACAAAAACTAAATTATGGAATAATTTATCAGAGCAAGTAAATAAAGCTACTCGTATAGGTGATGGTCCAAAAGATTTCGACCCTTTATTTGATGTAATAGTTAGAGATAGCAGAGCATATGCCCCTGATCCGAAATCAGTAAAAATAAAAGTTTTTAATAGCTTTACTGGGAAAGAGGAAGAAGTTACTAATTTAGCTACTTATATTGATAGAGCATTTGTAGAAAATATGAATGTTCAGGACGAAGGTATTAGAGAGATTACTGGAATGATTTTGAGAATGGGAAATCGAGCAAATTATAATGAGTTTAGAAGAGTGTATTCAGCAATTGGTAAAATGAGAGTAGGCGGCACACCTGCAGATAGTGTAAAAGCAGAAGTAATGAAAAGAATGGAATCAATGCTATCAAACTCTCCATTACCTCCCGCTGTTAATACGGCCAGAAGAGCTGCAGCAGATTTTACAAGACTAGGGGGTGAAGCGTTTGAGGGTAAAGTAGTAGCAGATCTGTTAAAAACAGATGTAGGACAAGAAAGATTATATAAAAATATTATAGGTGCAGGTAGACCAAGTTATTTTAGAGGTTTTCAAAAAAGTTTAAAAGATGGAAAGATAGAAGCAGGCGGTAAAAAATATGATTTATTTCCACAAAGAGAAGCTATTCAAGGAGCACTGCAAGGACAATTTTTTAAAGATTTTTTAAGAAATAGTGTAGATAAATCTGGTCAATATTTTAAACTAAATAAAACAGGTGCAGAGAAATTTTTAAAAGATTATGATTGGTTATTAAAAGAGGATGTAGGTTTTTTAACTAAATCTCAAATTAAAGGTATTAAAGATTATACAAGAAGATTACAAATAATTGAAGGTAAAATAAAACCACCAGGAGCTGCAGGTACCAGTGGAGAAATGCTAGTGCAGATGAAACAAGCTGGTGCTCTTTCACAAATAGTTGGAGTTGGCTTATTTGCCACTGGAACAATTGATCCTGGAGCCGCAACATTTTTTGTATTAGGTCCTGCTGGTTTAGCTTATGCAATGTCAAGGCCGGCAACAACTAAAGCATTAATAAATGGTTTAGGGGGAGCTACAAAAGGAATTGATAGTTATCAGGGGCTAACAAGATATATTGGACAGTTAGGAAGTGCTTTAGTATCCGAAGGTATTGTTGGTCCTACAGAAGCAAAAGCAGCAATGGATAAAGTTGAAGGAAATAAAGAAGCTTATGAACAATATTTTAAAACAGGGTTTATGCCAAATGCTCCCGCTAAAAGAGAGTTTGAGCCAGAGAATGCTCCTGCAATTGAAATAGATCCTTACTTACAATCTGGAATACAAAAACAAAGCTCTGGCCAAGGCATGGGTTCTATAGTGGGCTCTGCCCCCCAGGTACCCCTACCAAACATAGCACCATCTAACTTACCTATGGGTATGAGTGGACAACAATCAAACACAGAATTAGCACAAGCCCTAAACCTTTTTAATAAGGGAGGGATAGTCAGTGCCAAAAAAAACTTCTAGTAAAGATAGCCTTGCTCATCAAAGATTAGATGATCATGAGAAGTTATGTAGAATTATGCAGGAAAATACCAATAAAAAAATTACAGAATTACACACAGACATACATAGAATTGAAAAAATTCTAATATCTTGTATGGCTTTTTTAATGACTTCCATGGTTGGAATAATAGTTGCTCTTGTCTTTAAATTAAACTAAAAGACCATGTGCGTATCATAAGAGAAAATAATAGATTTTTCATTAACGATTTAAAACTCGAAAAGAAATACGATTATAAAAAGTATACTAGGGACAATGATCTCGGCTCACGACACTACAATGTTGGAGACAAAAAGATTCCCTCAGTGACAACTATATTATCAGCTACACAATCAGAAGATAAGAAAGCAGGCCTTGATAGATGGAGAGAAAGAATTGGTTATCAAGAAGCACAAAGAATAACTACTCAAGCTGCAACTCGTGGAACTGAAATGCACTATGTACTAGAAAATTATATTGATGGTAGAGGATACATTAATCTATCATCTGATGGTGCCCTACCACGACTCATGGCCCATGAGATTATAGAAAACTTAGGTAAGCTAAAAGAGGTATGGGGTAATGAAGTTAACTTAGCCTATGAAGATAGATGGGCTGGTGCAACAGATGTTGTGGGACTGTATGATGGTAAACCAACTATCATTGACTTTAAACAATCAAACAAACCTAAAAGAGAAGAGTATGTTGAAGACTACTATTATCAAATAGCAGCTTATTCTTTAGCCCATAAAAAACAATATGGATCTATTACACAAGGTTTAATATGTGTATGTACTAAAGATAAGTTATACCAAGAATTTAAAATGAACCAATCAAAGTTATTGGAGTATGAAGATAAATGGTTAGAGAGAGTTGAGAAATATCATAAAGCTAAAGCCACTTCTGTACCTGTTCACCAAGAGTCTTAGCGGATAGTTCAATCTTGTTTTCAAGATTATGTAATACCATTTGATCTATAGTATCTCTACAAATTATATCAATATAAGTTACTTGAGATTTCTGCCCTATTCTATGAGCCCGGTCTTCACTTTGCTGACGAACTTCTAGGTTATAAGAATTACTAAAATAGATTACATATTTAGCAGCAGTAAGAGTTAGACCGTAACCCCCTACTGTTGGGTTACCAACTAAGAATCTACACTCATCTTTATTTTGAAATTTCTCTACTGCTTCATTTCTTGCATCTACTGAATCCTTACCATAGATAGATACTACTGAGTCTGCTCCATAAGTTTCAGCTAGCTTTTTTTTAATGCTTTCAATATTGTGTACATAATTAGCCCAGATAATACATTTATCTTCACTCTCTTCTGTAATACTCATTAGTTCTTTTAGTTTGGCGTTTGTTTTAAAATCAACAATGTCCCCTTCATTTGTTTTAACAAAACCATTAGCTACTTGTTGTAGTTTAAGTAACTCAGTTAATTTATTATTGTATGATACTTCTTTGTCCTTCATCATAATAAGAGCAGTAATTTTTAATCTATCATAAGCTTCCCTTTGTTCTTCTGGCATATCAACATATCTTTGGATATACATTTTTTCTGGTAGATCTAAACAATCTTTTTTTCTTACTCGATACGAAAAGTTTTTAAGTTTATATTCTAATTCTTCTAAGTTAATATAATACTTAGGGATCTGGATATTATAGCCACCTCTTTCAATACTGAACATCACAGCATACTTTGATTTAAATACTGTATAGCTATCATAGCCTAACAGTTTTTTATCTAGAAAAGCACATTGAGAAAATAAGTCTAAGGGAGATTTAGTAATAGGAGAACCTGTAAGAATTCTTTTATACCTAGCAAGCTGGCCTAACTTAATTATAGTTTTACTTCTAGAGGCTCTTAAATTTTTAATAGAAGTACTTTCATCTAATATAATCATACTTCTCATACCATGCTTTTGTAATTTAGACTCAAGCCATTTCTTACCAGATTTATGAGATAATGCTTCAACATTCATAAGTACAAATGTAAGTTTATCTGGATCCATTTTAAATGTTTTATCTTTAGAAACTTTCCAAATATAAATATTAGTTTCTTCTGGACAATGTATATCTATTTCTTTTTTCCAATTCTGGTAAACTGAATTAGGCGCAATGACAAAAACAAAATTAATTTTTTGGTCTTGAAATAAGTAAGCTGCGTTATCTATAGCAACCTTTGTTTTACCTGTTCCCATCTCCATGAAGTATGCAAAGTTATAAGGTTTTGCTCCTTCTATTAAGGATTGTCTCTGATGTTTAAATGGCTCTGTTTTATATTTATACATTATAAAATTATAAAATTATTTAAATTATTTATTTGCAAAGATCAATTAAATAATATATTGATTCGAACAAGGAGGTTCTTATGGACTTAGAAGCAGAATCTATTGTAAAAGTAGATATGGAGATGTCAACAGACATTTCCGAATCTTGCAACAAGTTATTGGAAACTCAGAAAAAAATATCAACGGCTGAAGAAGAACTAAAAAAGTTAAAAGAAGTTGAGACGACCCTTTCTGAGCAAACAATTCCAAACTTAATGCAACAAGCAGGTGTAGAGTTAATTAAACTCGAAGGTGGAATATCCGTAGAGGTTAAACCATTCTACTCTGCTAGAATACCAGCATCTAGAAGTGAAGAAGCTTTCAATTGGTTACGTGAGAACGGCCATGGAGATCTGATTAAAAATCAGATATCTTTGGAGTTTAAAATGAAACAAGACAATGAAGCTAAGTCACTTGTAGAAGAACTAAGACAAAAAGGCCTTGCAGTTATGCAGAAGACATCTGTACATCCAAGTAGTTTAAAATCGTTTGTAAAAGAACAGATTGAAGACTTTGGTAAAGATGTACCTGCAGAATTATTTGGTACTTATGTTGCAAATAAAACTAAAATAACCACGAAGGAATAGCGATGATTGAAAAAACAAATATGGAAGAAAAAGAAATAATAATAAAAAAAGAAAGCCTACCAGTAGCAATTGATTTAGAGGGAATGGCAGGACAGGGTAATGAGTTTGTTACAGCTCGTGATACTAAGCTACCTATATTAAAAATGTTATATGCTAGTTCACCAGTATTAAATGATAGAGATCCTAGATTTGATGAGAAGGCAAGTCTTGGGGATATCTGGAGTGAGACATCTGGAAGAGTGTGGAAGGGTAAAGAAGGATTTTTTTGTGCTCCATGCTTATACATAAATACATTTAATGAATGGAAGGACAAAGGTCTAAGTACAGGAAGACCTGTGAAGATTCACATTGATCCCGCTATCATGAGTGAAACTAAAAGAGATATGGATGGTAAAGATAGATTACCAAATGGTAACTACGTTGAGGATACAGGTAATCATTTCGTTTGTATCTTAGACGAAAAATATAATGTTGTTGAACAAGCATTGCTTACAATGAAATCAACACAAAAGAAAAAATCTAAAATGTGGAATTCTATGATTGGTTCTAGAAGAGCACAGGGTAAAAATGGATTTTATAATCCACCTAGATTTTCTCAGGTGTATAAAGTATCTACAACGAAAGAAGCTAAAGGAGACTACACTTGGTCTGGATGGGTAATAGAGTTTATTAGTCTCATGACACCAGATAAAAATTTAAAAACATTAGAGGCAACTCAAGGTTTTTATAAGTCTGCTATGACGAGTGATATCTTTGGAAAGGTAGATTTTTCTCAGGAGAATCAATCTCAAGGTAATGATCAAAGTAAAGAATCAGCACCTTTCTAGATTATCATGGAGCAAAAACTCTTAAAGATATTTGAGGGTAATTCAGAACTGTTCATCACTACTTCTCTTACAGGGGAAGTAGATGAACGGGGAAAGAAGCAGGTTAAAGTTCTCACGATTCACGAACCTGTTACCCTTGAATTATGGAAGAAACATTTAAATGGAGAAACACGGATCGGGGTTAAACCTGAAAAAGGAGACATATGTAAATGGGGATGTATTGATATTGATCCTCGTAACTATACAACTTTTTCTGAAAAGAAAATTGTAGATATTATTAGAGAAAACCAATTACCTTTAATTGTAGTAAGATCTAAGTCTGGAGGTTTACATTTATTTTTATTCTTAAATGACTGGGCCCCTATCACGGATGTTCTTAAAAAACTTAATGAGTGGAATAAAAACTTCTTTAACTCTGATGAAGTATTTCCAATGAACAAGTGTTTGAACATGCCTTACTTTAATATGGATCAAACAACTGAGTTTGCATACAATGATAATAATACACCTGTATTAATAAGTAATTTTTTAGAAATGGTAGCTAAGAAAACTGTTACTTTAGAACAGCTTAATAGTATTAAAGTTAAAGACTATGAGCCAGAAACGGATTGGAAACATTACCCACCCTGTGTTCAAAAAATGATTTCAGAAAAATGGGAAGGTAACCACAGAAACGAATTGTTATTTAATGTTGGTGTTCTTGAAATGAAGAAAGCTGATGGTAGTTTAAATTCAAATGAGGTTCAAACTATTCTACAAAAAAGAAATTATGAAATATTTACAACTCCATTGGATCACAAAGAAGTAGAGACTTTAGCCAAGTCTATAGCTAAAAAAGATTATGCTTATAAGTGCCCACCAAAAACAAATGCAATTGCACCACTATGTAATAAGGATCTATGTAAGTTAAGAAAGCTTGGTATAGGCTCACAAGTTCCAGACATGATTGATGACTTTGAGGATATTGAGTTTATTAGAAGCACAAAATCAATTGAGTATACTTTTAAATTTCAAGATGAAAAAATAATTATAAATCCAGAGGATATGAAGGATGAAAAATCCTTTAGGGTTAAGTTGTTGAGATATGGGATTTACTGGATGACACTTCCTAAACCTAAGTCGGGCCCTTCTCCTTTTGAAATGCTTATGGCTACATTAGTTAGGAAAGCAGTTGAGAATGAGAAAATGAAATTTGAAGATACACTTGGTGAAGAGAAATATAACTTTCTTAAAAAATTCTTTGAAAGTCATATTGAAGAAGATGACTTTGAGAAGCTTCAAGATAATTACGTTATATTAGATTCAAAAACTAATATTTGTTACTTTAAAAAGATTACTTTTGAAAAATTTTTAGGAAGTGATAAAACATTTAAGAGTGCTAGTGAAGCCCTAAACTTATTAAATTGTAATAGACTTGACTACCATGAGGGCGTTAAAAATGTATGGTCAGTTATGATGCCTAAGTTTGTAGATTATAAAGTAGTAGATAAAAAAGAAATTAATAAAACTGTATCGGAGATGGATGATGACTTCCACACAGGAAAGTTCAGAACTAAATAAACTTAAAAAACTTTACCATAAAACAGTAAAGATTTTTGGACCACCAGGTACAGGTAAGACATATACTTTAATTGAAAGAGTATTAAAAAATTATCTTAGGAGAGGTGTTGCTCCAAAAGATATTGCTTATCTTTCATTTACTAATAAGGCAGTCAACACTGCAGTTAGAAGAGCTATGGAATCTTTTCCTAACTATACTACAGATGATTTTCTTAGATTTAAAACATTACATACCTATTGTCGTAGATACTTTAGTGAAGATGTTTTTGACCCTAAAGATGCAGCAATAGACTTTGCTTTAGAGACTAAAATAATTAAGAGGAGTGATCAAAGATTAGTAGATGATAACTTTACCTATAAGGATTGGTCCTTAGCTATATATAGTAAATCTAGAAACTTATTAATAGAACCAGAAGAAGCTTATAAAAGAGAAAGCTATAAGAAAGATTCTCTTACTGTATTCCATAGAAAAATAAATACTTATAGGCATTATAAGAAATATGGCACGGATAAACCTTTAATAGATTTTGATGACATGATTGAGAAGGCTATTGATTTAGATTTTCCTAAACTAAAAATATTAATTCTAGATGAGTCTCAAGATTGCACACCTTTACAGTGGTCTGTTATATATAAAATGGCAGACAAAGTAGATCGTATATATTTAGCAGGGGATGATGATCAGGGTATATACAAATGGAATGGAGCAGATCCAAAATATTTTACAAAGTTTTTTCCAGGCCGGAAGGTTAAGTTGAGAAAGACTCAAAGATTTGGTGAGGCTATATATAAATTCTCTCAAGTAATAAGAAGAGGTATTACAGATAGTGAGGAGAAAGATTATGAAGCTGGTGGAGCTAAAGGCTATGTTAAAAGCTACCTATCATTTAGACAAATACCTTTTGAGGATCTGAAAGAAGATTGGTATATCCTAGGGCGTATTAATGAGACTGTAAATGAACTTCGGATGTTAGCTAAGGATGCAGGATTATACTACAAAGATAACAAAGACACTAAATGTTTTGATGTTAAACAATGGGAAGCGATTAAATCTTGGACAACACTTACTAAAGATAAATTTATAGACAAGAAGCAAGCTAAGAATATGTATAAATTTATAAGAGAGTTAGGGCATCCTAATTTTAGATCAGATAAATTTTGGAGAAATGAACCAGATTTAAAAGAATATAAATTTGAAGATTTAAAAGAATGGTGTGGACTAGAACTATCGGAAGAAGAGAAGACTAAGCCTTGGTATTGGATACTAAGAAGAAACTTTAAACCGAGACAGGTTAGACATTTTATTAGATTGTTGAGAAGGTATGGACAAAAAGAATTAGATAAAGATCCACTTGTCACTATAGATACAATTCATTCAGTTAAAGGAGGTGAGGCAAACCATGTAGTTTTATATAGTAAAGGTAATTATCCATCTGATTATAATAGTAAGACTAGACAAGAGAAGAGTGATGAACGTAAGGTTTGGTACACTGGTGCTACTAGAGCAAGAAAAACTTTACATTTATTAAGAAGTGATTATAAGTTTAACTACCCAATAGGTTCAGATTATTTAATTTATGTCCAGGAGAAAAATGACAAATAAAAATATACTAGAAGAAGCTTTTCCACACGATAAACAAATAGGAGGTTCTCATTATAAAGATTTACCTATACAGCCATATACTTTTATTTCAAAAAATAATCTTAGTTTCTTTCAAGGGTGCGTTGTAAAATATGTTTGTAGATATTTGTTTAAAGGTACACCTATACAAGACTTAGAAAAAGTAATTCATTATTGTGAATTAGAAATAGAAAAAATTAAAGAGGAGAGAAAATGAATGGTCTTCAACTTACATTAACATTTAAGAAATCAATGTGGAATACACCATCTGAGTATAAAGATTTATCTAGTGCAACTGAAATAGCAATTGACTTAGAGACACGTGATGATGGTATTAATGAAAAGCTTGGAGCTGGTTGGGCTATAGGCAAAGGAGAGATTGTAGGTTTTGCAGTAGCCGTTGATGGATGGCAAGGATACTTTCCGTTTGGTCATTTAGGTGGTGGTAATATGATACCTGAACAAGTTAAGGCATACATGAAAAAGATTTGTAGCTTACCCTGTCCTAAAATATTTCATAATGCTCAGTATGATGTAGGATGGCTTGAAGCATCTGGAATCACGGTTCACGGTGAAATAATTGATACTATGATAGCCGCAGCATTAATAGACGAGAATAGATTTTCATATTCATTAAATGCATTATCAGTTGATTACCTTGGCGAAATAAAAGCAGAGACAGAATTAAGAGAAGCTGCCGCAGCTCATGGTATAGATCCTAAAGGAGAGATGTGGAAGTTACCTGCAGAACATGTTGGTTACTATGCAGAGCAAGATGCAGTACTTACATTAAAATTATGGCAAAGATTTAAACAAGAAATAAGAACACAGAGTTTAGAAACTGTGTGGGATTTAGAACAACAATTAATTCCTGTCTTAATAAAAATGCGTCAACGAGGAGTGAGAGTCCAAGTGGAATCAGCTGAACAATTACGAACAGAAATGAGGCTCCAAGAAAAAGAAATATTGGTGGCCATAAAAAAAGAATCAGGAATAGAAGTAGACATTTGGGCATCACGCCAGATTGCCAAAGCTTTTGACAAAATGAAATTAGATTATCCAAGAACTGAAAAAACAAAAGAGCCTTCCTTTACACAAAATTGGTTGTTAAATAACAAACATAAACTAGCTCAATTGATTGTGCAAGCCAGAGAGATAAATAAATTCCACAGTACATTCTTATCTTCGATTTTAAGATATCAAGTAAAGGGTAGAATACATGGAGAGATACAACAACTTAGATCAGATTTAGGAGGAACAGTATCCGGTAGGCTTTCAATGAGTAACCCAAATTTACAACAAGTACCTGCTAGAAATAAAAATCTTGGTCCTAAGATAAGAGCACTATTTATTCCAGAAGAGGGCTGTCAATGGGGATCATTTGATTATTCACAACAAGAACCAAGGATGACAGTGCACTATGCAGCATCTATTGGAGAGAATGGATATGCAGGATCTCAAGAATTAGTTGAAGCTTATAAGGATAACCGTGCAGACTTTCATCAAACAGTGGCAGATCTTGTAGGTATTGAGAGAACCCAAGCTAAAACTATTGGCTTAGGTATTATGTATGGAATGGGTAAAAATAAATTAGCTTTATCATTAGGGGTAACTAAGGATGAAGCAAATGAATTAATTACTAAATATAATAAGAAAGTACCTTTTATTAGACAACTTTCTGATAGATGCAAATTAGCTGCAGATGAAAAAGGAGTTATTAGAACTAAGAAGGGTAGGAAGTGTAGGTTTGATAAGTGGGAAACTAGAGACTTTGGGCTACACCAAGCGGAATCTTTTGATAATGCAGTTGCTAAATATGGTAAGGATAATATTAAACGAGCCTATACATACAAAGCTTTAAATAGATTAATTCAAGGATCTTCAGCTGATCAAACTAAGCAATCAATGTTGGACTGTTACAATGCAGGCCACTTACCAATGCTACAAATACATGATGAACTTTGTTTTAATATAGAAAGTGAGGCACAGGTGACTGAGATAAAAAATATAATGGAAAAAGCAATTGATTTTAAAGTACCTTCAGTAGTTGATGTAGGACTTGGAAAGAGTTGGGGCGATGCAAAATAGAAATATGCCTAATAATAACAATGACTTGATTGCTTATTGTGCAGGATTATTTGATGGTGAAGGTAGTATTAATTACGCAAAGTATAAATGTAAAAAACCAAATGGTAAAATTTATTTAAAATGGAATGTTGCAATGGAAGTTGCCATGACAGATTTAGATTGTATCAAAAACTTTTATGATATTGTTGGAGTAGGCAGTATTCATTTCAAAGGTATTGGTAAAGGATCTCTTGGTAAAAAAGATCAGTGGAGATGGAGATGCTCTCATCAAAAAGCATTATACTTAGCTAGATTATTTTTACCTTATAGCACAGTTAAGAGGCCTAAATTATTAGCTATAATAAATCATTATGAGTTTGTTAAGCCGAAAGAAACCCTAGGGAAAAAGTTTAGTTTTTTAAAACCTAAAAAAACTTAACCGGCTGCGGCTAAATTTTCTTGAACATCCTGATGTTTTAATTGATTTCTAATAGATTTAATATTAGATTCAGTTGAAAGCATATCAGTACTACAGCCACCATTTGTCATAAGACTAGCGGACCATTTATGTTCTTCATGTTGAAGTTTTTTTAATAACTCCAGTTTCTCTTTACTTAACATTTACGATCTCCTCGTATGTTATGTGGATTCTTTTATTACCAGTAAAGCCATCATTGATGACTTCGGCAGTACCGTCCTCCACTTTTTCTGACAATTTTAATATCGCTTCTTTACAATCGGATGCTTCAACTACTTGGTCTGTATGCAATCCTCCCATGTTTGCTCTGATGTGATAAGCTGTCATAAGATATTATAAGATATTTTGAAGGTCTGGTCAATATCAAGGCCCTTACTGTCAACAGCTAAACAACTTACCTCGTAAGAGGCCATAGAGCCACCTAATCCTTCAATCTTATGTTTTTGAGCTGTACCTATAGCTTTAGCCATAGATCTACATTCTTGAGCATCTGAGAGGTTATCTCTAAGGTATTGACTACACTTTGTTTCACCATTTGAGTAGGTTAAACAAAAGGTAGTAAGTAATATAAATTTAATCACAATATTAGTTTAAATCTACTTATTTATAAATTGTTGTCAAATAGTAGGGCTTGGCTTACAAACAAATTTAGTATGAGCACCATATTTATTAACAAATTCCTTAGATAAACTCTTTATAATATCTATAGAATAGCCATATCCAGCTATAGTACACTCATATGTATCTCTAAATTCTTCAACAGGAGTAGGTATTTTTTGACAGTCATTACCTGGAGTTGTGCTGCACATAAACATTATTAAATAAATTTTAATCATTGACTTTTAATTATATCCCATATAAGTAAGATATCATATTAACAATGACAAAACAATAGGAGATAAAAGATATGGCTAGAAGAACTAGAAGAACTAAAAAACATATGGCAATCCGTAGACATAACGGATCTGAAGATCGTTATGCCAAAGGCATTCATTTTGACATAAGAATGAAAGGATGTTGTTATGTAACCATGAAAACTAATGCAGGTCCACTAGAAGTTTATATAGATGCTATGGATGGGTTAACTGATCCACCAATGATACGTGCATCAATACCTGGTAGAAGAGATAAGGAGATAAATTTAAAATGAGTAAGATAAAAACAACAGGCTATGGTTGGGCTAACGCTTACCATGAAAATAACTTAGATGATTTACCTTTAGGTTATATAAAAAAGGTAGAAGCTTTTTTTAGAGAGATGAAGATGACATTAGCTGAGCCCTTTGAAAAAAGAAGATTAGATAAAAAATATAAGGAGAAACAAATGACAATAAACATAAGTGAAATAAAAGATGTACTACCTTTAGGGGAACAACCAGAAGGCAATTTAGATGCACTTGGAAAACTAGAAGAAGCAAGAAAAGGTTTATTTAAAAACCTTGATATACTTCAAGCTAATATAAAAAAACTTAAGGATGAGAATAAAAAACTCACAGAAGCTTTAGGTTTAACAACTTTAGCTTTAGGCAAATTAGCAACAGAGGAACCTTTATTATTAACAAAAGATATGGAGATTAAAAATGAATGTTGAAAAATGGAAATCGGTAGCAGTTAAAAAGAAAGATTATTCCTTACTCAAAGCAATATGTAAGGAAAAGTTTAGGGCCCCAGGAGCCATGATATCTAAGTTAATACACAGTCATGTAGAATATGAGGCTAAAAAACAAAAAATATCTACAGAAACTTTGGTAAACAAATTATTAAATGGAGATAGTAATGATGACGGAAAACGATCTAAAAAGAATTGATACTCGAATCAAAGCTAAAGAATTGTTTACTGTTGAATTAGACCATGCCACTAACACGCTTACTTTTATTGTTAATGGCAAGGTCATGAATGTAGTTAAAACATTTAAAGCAGAATCTTTGTTTGAAAGAATGTTAAAGATTGCTAAGTTTAAATTCTTGAAGATGAGGGATGCCAGTAGGAAAGAATACATTGAGAATTAATATGGGATAGTCCTATAAAAAAAGTTATTGCAGGGTTATCTCAGTTTGCTAAGTTTAGCAGAAAATAACTAAGAGGTAAAAAATGACAAATGATTATAGAGTTAAGATAACAATAAGAAACGAACGAATACTAAAACTAATTGAAGACCAAGGGTATGTCAGTGTTAGGAAATTTTGTGAAGCACAAAAACTAGAATACCAAAGAACAACAGAATTAATTAGTGGTAAACTTAAACCTATTAAAGATAATGGTGAGTTATGTTATATATGTGACCAACTTTTAAAAGCTTTAGGAGCAGAGTTTGAAGATTGTTTTACACCTAGACAAATGAAAGGATTTAATAAAAGATCTTTTGAAATTAAAGTTAAAGAAGAAGATCTTAAAGCACTTATTAACCCAGCTGTGAATCAAGAGACGAAAATGATTGAACAGGATGCAAAAAATAATATTCGTTATGCAATTGAGATGGGCCTTGGATCTAGAGAAGCTGCCATGCTTAAAATGAAGTTTGGTTTTGATGATGGCCATGAACAAACGTTAGCACAAATTGCTACAACTTTTGGAGTATCTACAGAAAGAGTTAGACAGATCCTTGCTAGAGCTAAACGTAGAATGTCCCATCCGAATGTTATGAGAAAAATATTAAAATCAGGTGCAGATGAAGTATTTAATATAAAAAATTTACCTAATCATTTAAAAAAAATTAAAAAAGAAGATGATGCAGATATGGATATGGATGATTCTTTTTTAGAACGGTTAAGTAAAAAACATTTAAATTAATGAAAAAATAATTTTCCATCTACCTTGTACCCACGACCTTAATTAGTTTATAATAAAGACTTGCAACACAAGCAAAATTTTTATATGACTAAACTATTACGCAACCACAAGATATGTACCGACTGTAAAGGTACAGGTAAAATAAAAACTTTTAGTCATAGTTTTGTATCTTGTATCATTTGCAATGGATCAGGAATAACGAACCACGGCTCATCATCAGAAGCTCAACAAGTATTATTATTTAAAGTAGCGTGGGATTACATAAATGGCAGAGAAAAAGGGTGGTATCACTGATCTAACTAAGGTCTTAATAGATGCCTCAAAAAATTTTAATGAGAGGCAGTATGGTAAGCTGCAGTCTGTATTATTTGCATTAATGCATGGCGTTAATTTCGGCTATAACTCAATGGATGGTAGGTTTTTAGAAGACTCCAATGATTTATTTGTTATGCACAAAGGTGATAAGGTACATAAGAAGTTAACTAAAAAAGATAAAGTTAAATACAAAGATAACGTAATACAATTTAAAGACTATAGTAAAGAGGTTAATTATGATGGCTGACAACTATAGTAAGGAAGAGTCTCAGCTAGACTTTAATGAGATAACCGAACACATTGCAGAAGAAAATTTACAAGGCGCAGCCATTACAATATTAATTGATGATGTACATGAACATTTTGAGATCGCCACTCGATTAAACTTTAAAAAATCGAAAGGCCATTATCGTGCTCTACTCAGTAGACTTATTAAGACTTATGGGCATTAAAATAACGTCTGATATTACAAGCGAAAATCATGTTTGTAATGAGCAGAAGTTGTGGAGACATGTAATTTTAAATGCTTTTGAAGATACTAGAACTGAATCTGGAGACCGTAAGCCAAGCTTAAATAAGTGTGACGCTCACTACTGGATTGCAGAGTCCTTAGATTTTGAACAAATTTGTTGGTGGGCTGGATGGGAACCAGAAGATGTACGTTATAGATATTATAAGGCCCTGACTAAAGGTGATATAAAATTTAAAAGAAGACATTTATTATGGCATGAATACGATAAATTATTTCAAAGATTAAAAGTTGAAACTAACTTAGATTACAGACGTGAACTTAGACGTAATGTAGAAAATAAACGTAGACAGATCATGATGGCTGATAATGTTTATGTTACTAAATTCTTAAAAGATTTATCTATTGAAATGTAGTCTGCAGTTGGGGAGCAATTCTCAACTGCAGATTTAACATATCTAACTAACAATGAGATTATGATAATGATAAAAACATAACTCGATATAACTTTAATGCCTGGAACGGGATACGTCAATCTTTAATATAGGTCAATGACACAGTGACCACGGCTCACGGTTCTCTCTCCTAGTACACTTCCTTAGAAAAAAAAAAATAAAAAAAAGTTTGTAAGGGTTTTTCTCTGGGAAACTAGGAAAAACGTTGATATATAATACTTCTAGAGCAAAATAGACTAGGAAAACACTGGGAAGATTCCTAGTAGTTCTAGGAAAATATACTTCTTGAGGCCTTTCACTGTAATAAAAAAATAAAAAAATAGTTTGTAGTAAAGTGTATTAGGGAAAAATTATGATATAACAGGTCAAGATGACTAAAAGAAAAAATACTTTAAAATCTACTGCTGAGCTCACATTAAAGCAAAAGGCCTTTGTAGATATATATGTTAGTAACTGGGGAGAGATCTCTAAAACTGAAGCTGCATCAAGGGCAGGATATAATTCTATTAAAAAAGAAGGGCCCACAGAAATCGCCAGCAGACTAACTGATCCAAATAAAAACCCCCACGTTGTGCGTTATATGGAAATGAAATATGCTCAAGAATTAAAAAAACACGAAGGGGACAAGCTTAAAAAATATAAAAGGTTTGAGACACTAAGTAAAAAAGCAGAAGATAAAAAACAATTCTCTGTTGCCGTAAATGCAGAATATCGTAGCGGACAGATGGCAGGATTTTTTATAGATAAAAAAGAAGTAACCCATGTTGGATTGGAGGGAATGAGTCGTGAACAACTTGAAAGTAGGCTTACCGAGCTTGAAGGAAAAATTGGAGAAGCTAAAAACATTATTGACGTTACGCCAGAAGAACTTAATAAATGACGGTAATTTTATGCAAGTATTTAATGAAGTTCACAACAAACATTTGCATACTTCTGTTGGTATTGTAAGCGTAGTAATTGACAATAAATTTAAGGTAAAGAAATGAAAACTTTGAGGTTATATGTGGGAATTATTTTCAAAACTTTGAAGCCTTATGTGGGAATTTATGAAAAATAAAAAATTACAAAAATCAAAAATTTTAAATTTTAATTTTAAGAATTTAGGCAATGATATTTTACAATATCCTTTCGTTGAGATAAGGTGGTTGGATATTGAGGGGGACGCAGGTTGGAGTAGTACAAAAGATTTAAATAAAGAAAAATTACCTGTGTGTGTTTCCAAAGGTTATCTGTTAAATCAATCTAATGGTATAACAAGAATTTTTACAGATTATATAGAGACTAAAGAAAAACCAACATTTGATAATGTTGGTAATACTACAATTATTCCAACATCAGTAATTCAATCTATTAGAAAAATAAAAGTTTAATCTTGTAATAATTTTTTTAACGTATATCTTTGTTGCTATGGATAATTTTTTAGCTTTTATAGTAAGAGTATTAATTTTTTACCCTATACCCTTTATAATTTTTGTTATTTTATTATTTTTTTTATTTTAATTTAACGCTTGACTTCTTAATATATCCCATATACATAAGATATCGGAGTGTTCTCTGAATATATTTCATTGAGGACATTCCTTAACTAACAATAAAAACGGAGCAATAAAAATGAGCACAAAACAAATAAGCAAAGACAATAAAGAGTATTGGGAAAATAAACTTAATAGTAAGTTCCAAACTAAAATACAAGCTATTGAAAGTATGCACCTTGCAGAAATCAGAGAGACTAGTGAAAAAAACTTTGGTAGCTTCACTAAAACGCTTCAAGTTGAAAAGGATTTGAAAGCAGTTGACATGGCAGAAAGTGATTACAATACTTTTTTTGATAGTATTGATAAATTACTTAATGCTAAAAGAACCAAGTTAAGAGACGCTTCTCAAAAGCTAGAAACCAAACTGAAAGATTGGGCTTCTAATCGTAATTGGGATATTAACAATTATAGTAATGATAAAGTTCCTGCTTGGGATTGGGATAGTAAAGATAAAT